AAAACCCTAGATAAGCATTATAACGGCGAGGTGCTTAAATGGGGACAAGCAAAAGAATCAGACAATCGCCGATTATTAAATAATATTATAAACGCAGAAACATTATGAATGACATTTATGTTAAAAAGCCGAAGAAAAACAATTTCGACTTATCTCATGAAGTTAAGATGACGGGAAACATGGGTGAATTATATCCATGTTACATACAAGATGTAATCCCTGGCGATAGCTTCAAAGTAAACACACAACAATTAGTAAGGTTTAGTCCATTATTAGCACCAATGATGCACAATGTAGACTTTAAACTAGATTATTTCTTTGTACCATACAGAATTATATGGGACGAATGGAAAGACTTCATTACAGGAGGAGAAGACGGAAACGATCTACCCTCTTATCCAAGAATCAGAGTAAGCGCAACATCACAAACTTTTTTAACAAAAGGATCATTAGCAGACTATTTAGGAGTACCACCAACAACAGCAACAGCTGGAACAAAAGGAGGAGCTTGGAACGATATAGCAACAGCAACAGCAGAAAGACAAGAAATTTCAGCTTTACCATTTAGAGCATATCAATTAATATGGCACGAATACTTCAGAGACCAAAACGTAGGAGACGAACACGAACAATTTACAGGTTCAGGTGTACATACATCAACAGATCAAGTTTCTCTAATGTCATTAAGAAAATCAAATTGGCAAAAAGATTATTTTACAAGTTCATTACCATTCTTACAAAGAGGCGCAGAAGTAACACTTCCATTAGGTAGCACAGCACCAATTTTATATGATAACGATACTTCTTATTCAACACAAATAAGAAACAATTCAGGAGGTAATACAATAAATAGTATGAGTTTTGATGGTGTTTCAGCATTACAAACTTCAAGTTCAGGACAAGTTATTGCTAATTTACCAGGCACAACAGGAATAGATATAGACAATTCTAGAAATTTAGTAGCAGATTTATCATCAGCAACAGGCGCAACAATTAACGAACTAAGAAAAGCATCAGCTCTTCAACAGTGGTTAGAGCTTATGGCCAGAGCTGGTTCAAGATACAGGGAACAGATATACGCAATATTTGGAGAAAGAATTCCAGATTATACAGTACAAATTCCAAAATACTTAGGAGGTGGTAAAACACCAATAATGGTATCAGAAATATTAAGTACATACGAAGATAAATCAGTATCAACATCAAGACCAGCAGGAGATATGTATGGACATGCTTTAGGATTAGGAGATAATATAGGATTTACACAATCATTCGACGAACATGGAATTATATTAGGATTATGTAGAATTATACCTAAAACATCATACGTACAAGGATTAAACAGATTTTGGCAAAAGTTTGACAAATTCGATCATTATTTCCCACAATTCGCAAATCTAGGCGAACAAGAAGTATACAATAAAGAAATTTATGTAGAAGGAAATACAACAGACGATAATCAAATATTTGGATATCAGCAACGATATGCGGAATATAAGTACGCAGAAAACAGAGTAGCCGGAGACTTTAGAGATACGCTAGCACATTGGGAACTATCAAGAAGGTTCGAAAACAACGCACCAACTTTAAATCAATCATTCATAGAATGTGCACCCGACACAAGAATATTTGCAATAGAAGATGCAAATGAAGACAAATGCTGGATAAGTTTATATCATAAAGTAAACGCAGTAAGACCAATACCATACTTCAGTAACCCAAGTTTAACCTAAATAAATAAAATAAAATGAAATTAATTAAAGATGATGTAATATCAGGAACAGAAGATGAAACAACAAAAAAAGAAGTTAAAGAATTCAAACAAAAGTTTCAAGAGTACAAGGAAAAGTATATTAAAGAAAACACATTAGAATCAATGGTATACGAAAATGGTTCAGCATTAGCATTATTATACAAAGAAGTATTAAGATTAAATCAATTATTAACAAGTAATTTAAAGACAGATGAACAAAAAAATTAAAGATAAGTGGAAAGTTCAGAAAATAACAGTTCAGGACAACACAGGTGAAATTATCACCAAACCAAATCAGTCAATGTCAGTTAGAGAAATTCTATTTAGAAATACACAAGGTATGACATACGACAATTATAAGACACCTTATTATGAGGATCAAGCAACATTCAGCTCACAAACATTGAATAAAATTCAAGAAATGGAACCAGTTGAAAAACTGCAATATCTATCAGAAGTTAGTAGTCAAGTGAAAGCATTGCAAACAAAAATATCAGATCACGAAAAGGCAAAGCAAGAAGCACTAATACAAGCATCTAAAGAAGCAGTAGTAGATACACAAACAGAAAAAGAGACCAAATCAGAATAATTTGGGTAGTTAGTTTTGTTTTAAAGGTCGGTAGAAATATCGGCCTTTTTTTTGTGTATTAAAGAGCCATATATACGACTTGATAATATATGGCTCAATGACTATGAAATAGGCAATAAGACAAAAAAAAAGGGAAAAAAGTAAGAAAATAATAGGGGACTATTATTTATATTAGAAAAAATTCATATATTAGCGTATACCTCTAAGGAATTAGCAATTAACATACTATAAATTATAGTTCAAATCAGAGGAAAACGATAAAAAAGCAAAAAACACTAATTATCAAATTCGCAATATGGTTATTAAAGATATAATATTAAAAAGAAAAGTACTAGGAAACCAAAGAAGTTTATTCGGAATATTAGAAGTACACTCTAAACATAACGGAATATTCTACTTCAGTACAGTAGAAAACAATGACAGGAAAATACAAGAAGGCACTTATACTATTAATTATACTCCTAGCAATAAGTTTAATAGAGAAACACTGGAAATTATCGACGTACCTAACAGATATGGCATCCGTATACATTCAGCTAATCGTGGAATTGAATTGGAAGGATGTATCAGTGTAGGACTAGTAAATTATCAGGAAGAAATACCACAACAAGTATTCTTTAGTAGACACGCAGTAACAACATTAGAGGCAATATTATGCCACGAAGAACATAAAATAACAATAAAAGACATAAAAAATGGGAAAGAAAATACTATTAAAAATAGCAGAAAGCATCTTACCAAAGTTGCTTGAAGTAACAATAAAATTAATTGAAGAAGTAATTAACGCCGATCTAGACAATGACGGCAAAATAGGTAAATAATATGGGTTCATGGTTAACAGGCGCATTAAAAGGCGCAGCAACAGGAGGTTTAGGAGCATTAGCAACGGGTGGTGTATCAGCATTATTTGGTATAGGCTCAAGAAAAAAAGCATTTAACAGATCAAAGCAATTAATGAACGAAAGGTTCAAGTTAGATAAACAAATGTGGGATTATCAAAACGCATACAATACACCAAAAGCACAAATGGAAAGATTAAAACAAGCAGGATTAAATCCAGCTTTAATGTATGGACAAGGCACAACAGGAAATGCAAATCAAATGCCAACATCACAATTTCAACAATTAGACCCGTATTATAGTTCAGCAGATTTCGCACAAAGTACAGCCGCAGGTGTACAAGCATCAATGTTAGGCGTAAATAAAGAAAATCAAAAAGCAAATACATTATTAGCTAAAGCAAACGCAGTAATTCAAGGTTTAATAGGTGAAGGAATGACAATGCAAAAAGAACAATATTTCAAAAGTTTAGCCGCAGATTATCAATCATCAATGTCAGACGCCGCATTAAAAGAATTAATGTTAGGTATGAAACAAAATGGAATATTTAACGATTCAATGGCAACAGTAATCTCATTATTATCAGGACAAGAAGATTTATCACAACCAGGAGTTATGAATAAACAAATAGAAATAGGAAAAGAAGCCGCAAAAAAGTTTGGTTTTGAATCAGGTGTAAAAATGACTGTAAAACAAATGATTATGGCACAAATAGCTCTTATTTATACAGGTAAAAAAGGTATAGATACATTATTCAGTTTATATGGTTTTATAAATAAAATCACAGGAAAAAAAGGTAATAATACAACTGTCAATAGAGCGCAAGAAATTAGTATACAAAATATCAAAAATTAAAATAAATAATTATGAACAGATATAGAACAAGAAGACGTTACAAGTCAAAAAGAAGATCAAGCAAATTCATTCTAGCAAAAAGAGGAGGAATTAGACTGTCATGAAACAACGGTACTTAGAAGACTTTGGATTCTATCCTGACGTTATAGCAACATCATGCAGTAACAGTTTAAAAATAAAAGACTTAGACTTCCGAGTACCATGTGGCAAATGCCTACAATGTAGAAAAAAAAGAAGATCAGATTGGAGTTTAAGACTAGAACACGAGTATTTAGGAAGCGATTCAGCGCTATTCATTACGTTAACATATGGAGATTGGAGTATACCAAGAACAAAAGAAGGGTATTTAACACTTCATAAAAAACATTTACAAGATTATATAAAACGTTTAAGAAACGATCATGTAAAGTATGTAACAAAAGAACTAAAAGTAACAAAAAAACAAGTTAAAGATGTTAGTAAACCTATTAGATATTATGCAGTTGGCGAATACGGTAGTAAAACCCGAAGACCTCATTATCATATGTTATTGTTTAACTATGATATCGCAAATCTTAGACCTATAACAGACCAATGGAAAAACACATTAACAGGTTTAAAACATGGATACGTAGATGTAGGAACAGTTACAGCAAGTTCAATAAACTATGTTACAAAATATATGTTCAAAGATTGGGGAAAAAACGACAAACGGGTAAGACCGTTTTCTATGATGTCAAAAGGAAGAAGATCATCAAAGTACAGTATACTTGGAAGTTTTTATTTAAACAACTATAGTAAACATCATATAGAAACAGAAGATTTAAGTACAGCAGATATGAACGGAAATATTAGAAGATTACCAAAAGCATATGTACAAAGATTATTCACAGAAAAAGAAAAAAGATTAGAAATAAGTCAAAGATCATATTTAAAACACGTAAACAAAAAAGTCAATGACTTTCATAAAACCCTAGATAAGCATTATAACGGCGAGGTGCTTAAATGGG